CCTGTTTACAACAAAATGATTTTTAAGGTCAGCGGCTCGCTGACGAGTGCGACCAATTACCGCTATGTCTGCGATGTCAAGAACGGAGCAGGCACGACCACGCTGGCACGGCTGAAGTGCGACAAACTACCTACCACGAATTACGGGTTCTTTGATGTCAGCAGGGTCGTTGAAACCTTGATGGCTCCAACCGTGCCAACGCTGGCCCAGGTTGGCTTCGCTGACCATGCGGGGTTCTATTCGGGGTATCGCCTCACATTTATGGAGGAATACGGAAGCACTCCAGTTGTGCAGACGGGAACCACCACCAATGTCAGCGGAGTCCTTGCCTTTGCAGGAAACCTGGAGCAGTTAGAACTTGCCGATTGGAGTGGTGGCACTTACTTCCCGCCTTCGCCCTTGACCGCAAATACAGGCAAGTCACTCACGACCACGCAGGACGGCACAAGCGTCAGCAATGCGATTGCGGTGGTTTACGCCGAATCCTACGCTTACCTGTGCTACGGCAAAGGCTCCGCAAACACAACCAACGCCGTAAGGGTCCGATATAGGGACGCAAGCAATGCGCTTACAAGGGAGTTCTTCGTACAGGAGGGAGCAGCAAGCGGAAGCAGCATCGTCCGCTTTGGGTCTGGTCCAATGAACCTCAACGCCTTGACTTCGGCGCAATGCTCCGACGGATTAGCGGGGTCTGCGAGTTTCCCCATCACCGAGGGTGCAGGATACTCCATTGAGCCGATTGATACGCTGAACACGGGTCTGCCTTACTTCGCCGTGTACTATCGCCTCGGCCCTTGTCAGCGGTTTGATTCTATCCCCGTTCACTTCGTCAACAAGTACGGCGGGATTGATTCCTACACCTTCACGATGAAGAACCGCAAGCGGGCGAACATTGAGCGGGAGGTGTTTGGCTACAACTCGGATGTGTACGCCACAACGACCTACAACAAGGTTTGGGCGGGGTCGTTTGACTATGTCTATGCGCTGAACTCCGATTGGCTGACGGATGCCGAATCCGAGTGGCTGATTGAAATGGTCCGCAGCGGGCAGGTATGGTTGGAACTTGACGGACAACTTGTGGAAGCGGTGGTGAACGCCAACCAGTATCAATTTGTAACCAGACGAAACGACCGCCTAACGCAGTTGCAGTTGGAGGTTGCGGTGGCCTATGACAACTCCATCCTATGAGCGTAACCCTAATCGCTTACCCGCTCAACGATAGCAACACCGAGGTTCCCTATGTGCTGGACACCATGGGTGGAACCGACATTGCGGTCACCTATTCCATCGGGGACATTGAGGATGTCACGAAGCAACGAGGGTCGTTCTCAAAGACGATAACCCTGCCGAACACCCCGACGAATCGGGCCTGCTTTGCGTATGCCTACAACATCCAGTCCTTTGTCGGTGGATTCCAACCCAACAAGCGCATCCGTGCAGCAATGTGGGAGGATGGGGTCCAAGTATTCAGCGGAGTGCTGCAGTTGCTATCAATGAGCAAGACCAAGGGAACCGTCACCTACGAGGTGGGGTTGTTCACGGACAATGTGAGTTTGTTTAAAGCCATTGAGGGCAATATGCTGGTCAACACGGCGGGCGTGACAGGCATGAACCACACGCCAACCAGCGGCCATGTGTCGGGAACCTGGACGGCATCGGGTGCGCTAAGCAGCGGGTATGTTTACGGGGTTGTGGATGCGGCGGGGTTCAGCGATGTGCAGCAAGGTGGCTCGTTCACGGTTCCTTGGTGGAGGCTCGGCCCAAGCATCTATGTCAAGAAGATGGTGGACCTCATCTTCACCGAGGCAGGGTTCCGCTACTCGTCAAGTTTCTTTAATTCGTCCCTGTTCAACAAGTTGGTGATGCCCTACGCAGCGGGAACGCCAACGACCAACCTATCGGGGTCCAATCTATTTGCTCAAGCCACGGGTTCGGTGTCTGCATCGCTTGCAGGTGCAGCGGTTAACCTTGAGTTTAGCCGTGACAATGTGGCCCCCTATTTTGACAACGGCGGCTATTGGATCGCATCGTCCAGCACCTTTGTTGCCCCAGCCGTCCCGACCCGTTGGAATGTGTCCATAAACTACATCGTGAGCGGTGTGACCTTTGGCGTTGACGGCGTTGCAGGTGGCGACTTTGACCTATACAACACGGCTACAAGTTTGCCTATTGCACTCGTTGGAACGGTTGACCTTACGAGTGCGAGTTACCCTTTGTCGGGCAGCGTGTTCTTCAACAATGTCACCATTCCTGCCAATGCGGTCGTGAAGTTTCGCTATAAGGAAACCGAGGGAGCGACCTCCATCACCTTCCGTTCGGGCGCAACCTTGCAGATGACTTGCCTTGAAAACCCCGTCAGTATTGGCGTGGTTGACATGAGAACCGCCCTGCCTGCGGATGTTAAGCAGTCGGATCTACTACAAGACCTGCAAAAAATGTTTAACCTGCAATTCATGCCTGACCCACAGGATCCAAAACTCCTGTACATTGAGCCGTGGAAGGATTTTTATTCCAGCGGAAGCGTTGACTGGTCGCAGAAATCGGATGAGAACGCAGAGCAGAATATCACCAACGGCGACCCGAACGCTTATACCAATGTCATGTTTAAATACAAAGACATGGGTGACTATTTATCCAAAACCTACAAGCAGTCCTATCCCCTCGCCCGTGAGGGATATGGCGGCCGAATCTTCAACACCTCCAACTTCTACGGCAAGGGGGACAAGGTGGTAGAAACACTATGCGGCACTTTGATACCCGCATCCTTCAGCACCGACAAAATCGTCGGCCGTACTTGGGACATTGACGGAACGCTTGCGAGTGGAACAGTCAAAGCCCTGCAAACGGGCTACCGATTGGCGCAGTACAATGTGGTCACGGCCCCGACCCCTTGGCGTTACCAATACGGCGTAACTGGCACGACGAATATTGTGCTTGCGGTGAACCAAACACCTCTGCCCTTCGTGTCCCACATTGACAACCCCTACTCCCCAAATGTGGACTTGGCCTTTGGTCAGCCTCGCTTGGTGTACTACAATGCGGTAAACGCAAGCGGCAGCCCGTACGCCTACACGAATAACAACCTCTACAACACCTACTGGCTCAACTACATCAACGAAACCGTAAGCCAAGAAGCCTTGCAGTTGGAACTCACGATGATGCTATCCTCCGTGGACATCTACCAACTGGACTTCCGCAAGCCCATCTATTACGGCGGCATCCGTTGGCGGCTCTTAGAAATTCGGGACTACCTGGTCGGGCAGATGAAGCCCTGCCGTGTCACGCTCCGCCGTATCCTCAACCTTGCCGACTTTGCCGCTACCACGACCACGCCGATTGCAAACGACCCGTCGGCCTTGTTTAATGGCCCCATTGACCCCGACCCTGTTGACCCAGGATATGAAGCCCCCGTAAACCCCGAACTACCCTCCGAAGGATAACTATGGCAGATGTAACTAAAGAAATTGCACTTGAGGTAAGCCTCAAGGATAGCACAAGCGCAGGAACGCAAAGCGCAAAGCAGCGTCTGCGTGAGATGCAGAAAGAATTGATTGCAATGGCTCAAGCGGGCCAGCAAGGGACTGATGCGTTCAAGAGATTGGAACAACAGGCGGGTTCGCTCAAGGATGAAATCGGCGATGTAAATCAACGCATTAAAAACCTCGCATCCGACACCAAAAGGATTGACGCTTTTGTTGGTGCGGTGCAGGGCATAGCAGCAGGCTTCCAAATCGCTCAAGGAGCGGCGGCATTGTTCGGCGATGAAAATGAGGACTTGCAAAAGGCAATGCTCAAGGTGCAGGGGGCGATTGCTTTAGCCAACGGGGTGCAGCAGGTGGCGAATCTTTTGCAGAAGGAATCGGCGGTAATGATGGGAATCAATACGGCAGCGACCAAATTGTATGCAACCGTTGTTGGTACTGCAACGGGTGCAATGCGAGCATTCAGGATTGCACTTGCGGCAACGGGTATCGGTGCGATTGTGGTTCTAATTGGTCTTGCTGCGGATGCGATGGGCTTGTTTTCAAGCAACACCAAAGAAGCGGCTAATGACCAAAAGAATTTGAAACGATCCTTGGAAGATACCGCTGGAACGCTTGAGTACTATGAGCGCAAACTCAAAGCCAACGGAGCAACCGAGGCAGACCTTGCCAAAATCCGCAGGAAGGCACTTGAAGCAGAAAAGGCTGAACTTGACCGCAAATTGCAGGAAGATGTCGCTCGCTTTGGGGTCAAAAATGATAAGTACCAAACGGCTTTGCGCCAAGAGATTGAGTTGCTTGACATTAAAATCAAGGAAGAATCCAAGATAATTAACCAAGCGGCAAGCACTCTATCAGCAGCAGAAAAGTCAAGAAGGGACAAAGCCCTTGCTGACCGCAAGGCAGAACAAGAGCGAACGAAGGCTATTGAGATTGAGGGATATTACGAGCGTCTTGAATTACAAAAGCAATTTGCAGCAGAGTACGAAGCATCCATAATTGCGGGAATGCGAAAGGAAGCGGCTGCAAGAATGCAGTATGCGGCTTTGGAAAATGCAAGGGATAAGTCATCAAAGGCAGGCCAACTCCAGCGTGAGGCTGACCTGCTACAAGCCAAGCAGCAAATGGCCGACCAATCGTTCTCCATCATTGGCGACATCATCACGGCAACGGCAGGGCAGAGCGAGGCAGCACAACGCAAAGCATTTAATGCGGCTAAAATCGCAAGCATCGCCCAAGCAGTCGTCAACACTTACCTCGGTGCGACTTCGGCTTTAGCAATGACCAAAGAGGTATTCCCAGGCCAGAGATTCGTGCAGGCAGCACTCACAATAGCCGCAGGTCTTGCAAATGTGGCCAAAATTAAAGCGACTCAATTTCAAGGCGGTGGAGGTGGCGGAAGTTCTGCGCCATCACCTGCCGCTGGCAATGCGACTATGACCCCGCCTCCAACCTTTACAAGCCCCCAAACGACCAACCTCGGAACGGGCGACCTGTCATCGGGTCAGGGTCAGCAGAACCAACCCATGCGGGCCTATGTGGTAGAGCGTGACATCCAGCAAACGACCAGCAGGGTGCGCCGCTTGTCCGAATTTGCAACATTGGGGTAAGGGTTACATATCCCCACATGGAACTTCCCGTGTACCGAATGACCGTGGATGAGGTTGACGAAGGCGTGCAGTTTGTCGCCCTCGTTGATATGCCTGCGATTGAAAAACCCTTCCAAGCCTTCGCCAAGACCCCGCAACGCTTCGCCGAAACAGGAGAACGCAGGGTGCTGACGGGACCGCTCATGCTGGCAGACACCCCAATCTATCGCAAGGACGATACCTATGGCGAGTATTATGTGGTATTTGACAAAGCGACCATCCGCAAAATCGTGCAGAAGTATTTCAAGCAGGGGAACCAGCACAATGTGAATGCCTACCACAACGCCGAACTGGATGGGGTTTTCATGTTTGAATCCTACATCACCGACACCGAGCGGGGCGTGATGGCCCCCAAAGGCTACGAGGACACCCCCGACGGCTCTTGGTTCGGCTCCTTCAAAGTGGAGAACGACGAAGTGTGGGAGAACCGCCACGCCTTCAAGGGTTTCTCCGTGGAAGGCCTCTTTGGCATGAAGAATACAGGAACCGAACTGGAGGTGGCACTCGCTGGCCTCGCAGACGATTTGACCAACTTTTTGCAACATATCAACCCAACCTACAAATCCCTTTAATCTATGAACCTAAAATCAGCCATTGACACTTTGCGGACCGAACTCCGCAAGTTCACAACCCAAAAGCAATCCTTCGCCGACTACAAGTTGGTGGATGGAACCGTTGTCCGAGTGGACGGCGACCTCGTTGCAGGTACCGCCGTTTATGTCATCACCGAAGACGAAACCCTTCCCGCTCCCGATGGTGAGCATCAAGTTGAGGGCGTTGGTGTCATCAAGACCGAAGGTGGCAAAATCACCGAAGTTGTCGTAGCCGAAGCCCCAGCACCTGTTGAAGAAGTCGCCGTTGCCGCTGAGATAACCCCCGAAGTTGCGGGTGAAGTGGTGAGTGAAATCGCCGAAGGTTATCCAATGGTGGACCCGTTGATGGTGGAAGAAATCGTCAAGAAGCACCTGGTCAGCATCATGGAGGAACTCAAAGCCGCCTACACCGAAATGGGAAAAATGAAGGACAAGATGGCCGCATTTGCAAGTCAAATGGAAACCATGACCGACATCGTAGAAAAGGTTGCCGAACTCCCCTCCGAAGCCCCCAAGCCAACCGCCTCTGCAATCGTGGAGCAACGCAAAGCATCAGCCGCCCAAAACTTTGCGGCCATCGCACAATCAATCCAAACTCTTAAAAAATCCAATTAATCCTTAACCCCCTAAAAACAAAATCATGGCATTTTCTTTCGGAAACCTATCAGCCTACACCGACCAACAAAGGCTGCCCCTCATCACCAAAGCGGTTTTCGCCGCTCGCTCTGCTGCCCTCTTTACCAAGCAAGTTGGTATCAAGTCGGCTGCTGCCCTCAACCTCATGGACACCGATGCAAACATCGGGTCAGGAACCGTCTGCGGTTGGTCTGCAACAGGCAACACGACTTTCAGTCAGCGTAACATCACCGTCGGCGTGATGAAAATTCAAGAGGCTCTTTGCCCTCGTTCCTTGGAGCAATACTGGATGCAGTCCCAGTTGACTGCTGGTAGCCAATACGACGGCGTACCATTTGAGCAGGCTTTCTCCGAGCAGAAGGCTCTGCGTATTGCCGAAGCCTTGGAAACCGCTATTTGGCAGGGTAACTCCTACTTCAGCGGTGTAAACCAATTGCTGAACGCTGCATCGGGTTCTACCGTTCTTGCTAACGCTTCCTCCACAACTTGGAACCCAGTATCGGCTTCCGTCGGTATCACGACTTCCAATGTCATCAGCATCTTTGACAAGGTTTACAACGATATCCCGCAGGCTATCTTGACCAAAACTGACCTCGTAATCTTCTGCGGATGGAACAACTTCCGCACCTTGATTGGAGCGTTGAAGTCGCAGACAGGTGTTATGTACAACCAAGTGGACCTCCAAGGGTTGGCCGATGGTGACATCATCTACCCTGGCACAAATGTCCGCATCGTTGCCGTCCCAGGTTTGACCTCAACCAACCGCATCGTTGCAACTTACCTCGGCAACCTGTTCTACGGAACCGACTTGCTCTCCGACGAAGAAAACTTTGAGTTGTGGTACTCCAAGGACAACGATGAGGTCCGCTTCCAAGCCGCCTTCAAAGCAGGTGTGCAGTTCGCCTATCCCGACTTGATGGTTGACTTCCGCCTGGCCTAAGTGTAAGGGGGGGAGGGAAACTTCCCCCCGCTTTTTTAGTCTAACATAACCCTCTAAAAATACACTATGTCTTGCTCCCTAACTACGGGCTACGCCCTCGGATGCCGTGACGCCGTCGGCGGTATCAAAACTATTTATGTCCAAGCGATAAACGCTACGGGTTCCGTAAACACGAACGGCAGCGGCTTGGTAACTGGATTTACGCCTACCTCGGTGTCGGGGTCTTGGTTTGAATACGACTTGACTAAGGCTACCTCCAGCATGACGGAAACCTTGAACGCAAGCACCGAAAACGGCACTTTGTTCTACACCCCCGAAGTCACATTCACCATCAACAAGTTGCAGACCTCCGTCCGCAATGAGTTGCGCCTCTTGGCTCGGAATCGCCTCTTGGTCATCGTCCTTGACAACAACGGACGCTACTGGTTGCTTGGTGCGGCCAACGGCTTGGAAGCCTCCGCTGGAACTGCTGGAACTGGTACTGCATTTGGTGACAGGAGTGGCTACGAGATGACGCTGACGGGAATGGAACCTGACCCAATGCTGAACATCGCCGCCGCAACTTTCTCGGCTTCCACAACCCAAATCAGCGGTTCGTAAAGTATCTTTGACCTGCGGGTTCTCATACGCCCGCATGGTTTAGTGGTCTGGGCCATCTCGCAAGGGGTGGCCCTTTTTTTTGTACCTTTGGGCATGAGAATTTGCATCGTTTACAACGCCCATCCGACAGGGTGTTCTTTTTACCGACTGGAGATGCCGAATGCATACCTCGGTGACAACTACACGGAGTTTGACTATGTCTGCGTTGATAATATCGCCAATGTCAAAGATGAGGACCTAAAGACGGTTGATGTGTGGCTATTTAATCGCTTGTGGTGTCAAGGTACCTTGGAGCAAATTCGTAAGGTTTACGAGGCTCTAA